CCCAAATCTTTATAAAAATTTATTAGGTTTACACCAGGCGGCAACTCTTCTACAGTGTCATCTCCACACACACAGCAAGCATTTACATATGGATAGTCAAATCTATGACAAGCTATAGCTCTCAGAATATACCTATACTGGGAGTTTACTACCAAAGTAGTCCACTCTCCAGAATGCATAATTCCTGGAATATTTAGCTTCCTAGTGCGACCATCAGCTAATGTATACTCACAATCCAAGTGTCTTTCAAATGCTCTAGCTTTAGCTTCCAAATACCTCTTTCTTGCACTGCTGCCACTGAATGATTCGCGGCAAACAGACGCAGAGGCAGACCAAAAGCTAGGCAAATAACTCCAATCTTGACCAGAACAATCATTAGCGATGAGGTGACCTTCACCAGGCCTACGACTGTTTAGTTCAGAGAATTTGTATACACTTAAATTTGATTCAGCTACCCAATGACAACATGTTGGATGTTTTGGATCTCGTGAGACTAATAAAGCTTGCTCAAGTTCTCTTTCAAACAAAAATCTATATACGATTTCGTTCAAAATCGACTCTCGCGCAATCAGACGAAGCCTACCTTCAACTATTTTATGCATAGGATGGGGTTCATCTTTAATACTAAATGAGACGGGATCAAAATCCCTCTCTCCCTTCAAGATTCCACGACTTTCAGCTAGCAATTTCCTTTTTACAGTTTCTATTACTAAACCTTTAGTCTGTCCATACACGTGCCATGGAGTCCCTGGAAAGGACTTCTTGTTAATGTATGTCAATATTTCTTCAAATTTTGCTTCACTCAACTCATAATCACTATCACTCAAGAAATTTGATTCACCATTTATTAACCAGTTTCTCATATAATTGTTGATGATAGCTCTCTCCTCCTCGGAAAGTTCGAAGTCTTTATCGACTACTCCTTTTTCAAGGAGGTCGTTAAAGGTTTCTTCTCGTTTCGTCGCCTGGATCGAGAATGACGTTTCTTGGGCTCTGAGGCTTCTGTCTGGGTACCGAACGTTACTTGTAATCCCTTCTTTTCTAATATTGGATTCAATTTCGGTATTGACTTTCTTCTCTCTTGTGTAACTGGGAGCGGCTGGGTGACAGAGGGAGTCACTAAATCTCCAACCGCTCCTTTCCGAAAATTTCGTTCTAAGGGGATTTCTAATTTAGGCTCAACCTTTGTATTTTGGGACTCTCGACTATAATAGTTGTAATCCACATCCGAGTCGTTCTCATGATTACGATAGCTCTGATATTCTGTAATGTAATTCCTGGTTTGACTATCGAGTCCTCTCATTTCGGCTTCATCAGCCGTGAGTAACTCAATGTCTTCATCAAATTCAACAATCTTGGATAATGATCCACAAGCGTTTCTAGAATTACATTCTCCTGATTGACTGTAGGCGTGGAAAAACATTCCCTTAACTCTACTTCTCAAATCAGTGAATCTCATTTCATCATAAGCGTCATCTAATTGATCTAGATACGGATCATACATGTCAAGTTCTGGGAAATAGGAGTCTTCTGCATAGTAAGTCTTCTCTGATGCTTCTTTTAGTATTTTATCTTTTCTGATCATAATACCAATTTTTGCACCAAAGTTCATTACCGAAGTTTTCTTGCAACCAAGATGAATGCCTATCAAAGCATTACTACGAGTATCAAGAATTGGACTTCCACTATCTCCTGGGGAAGTCGTGCAAGTATGGCTGAAGAAATGAATGGATTGACCATCTATCGCTCCTTCCCATGCTGCATGATGTCCAAGAACATACACACTCCCACCGGGTCTCGAATTCATGATTTTTGCCTGCTGTACTCCTAAAAGGGAGAAAGAGGAATCTGGGAGCCAAATGGCAGCCAGGTCATTTCCCTTGGTACGACCGAACTCAAATTTAAATTTGTGTTCGTCATTTCCAACATACATTGAAGCTCTCATCACGTGATCCGCGGTAAGAATATTGTACTTCACGTCTCTATAATTGAATGGAGCAACCCGCACACCTTGACCTACGTAATCTCCTTCTTTATCATAGAAGCTTACATTGAATGACAAGTTTTTCTTGATTTCACAAGAAGCTTTCATTGCCATCTCTGGGGTAAAGGGTTCTTCTTTGGGGCTAGTTGTAGTTCTGGAGACATTGGCACAAATCGTATTCAGTAATACATTGTTTACCAGAACCTGCAATTTATTGCATTCTTTGATATACAATGGAACCGTCAAACTAACAGTGCCTAGTTCAGAGTAAGTGACCTCTGTAGCAGCGGCACACTTGTTGTTCATGTCTCGAGTTTCTACTATTTTTTTACTTCGCAAGAAGAATGCGAAGGAGGATATTACAGCTGTTGACGTTAGAAAAATCATTACTTCGTAAGGAGCTTCCATCACCTTCCAGAATTGTTCATCAACCAAATCGGCGATATTCTTCACAGAAGATAAGAGTTCATCAAATATAGGCAGAATCACTCGGAAGGGTATATAAATCGCCCATCCAAGCATTATCAATGCTAACAAAATTTTTGCAATCAAAGCTGCGTAATCAACTCGTG